CCGGCCACCACATTCTGGTTCGGACTTGGTTCTGCGTCGATGACGCGCTTAGCCTCCATCAGGATCGCTGCCTGGAGGCGGTAGGCTTGGCGCCGCCTCATTCCATTTCCTCCAAATCAATAAGATAAAGTTCGCGCTTCGCGCGCGTGTGGATGACGTACTGAAGATTAAGCTCCTGTTGGAGCTGGGAGTCATCCCCTTCTTCCGCCGCGCGGACCGCCCACTTAGACGGGACAAGATACGGATTAAGGTGATAGACCGTGTCAAATTCTAACCCCTTCGCCTTATGCCCGGTCATCAGTTGAATGGGACCGGCCTGGTTAAACAGGTGTTCCGCGTACTTGTACGCCTCGAACGAGTCGTTGCCGAACTCACAGAAAACGAGAAGACATTCGGCCTTGTCCTGAATAGCCGCGTGACGGGCCTCAGGCTGACGCCTTAACTCGGCCGTTTTCCAGGCCGTAATGGCGTTACGGAACTCTTCGGAAGGAAGCGTTGCAGGAGCGATCTTCTTCATCAGTTTAACCAGCCCGGCCCCAATATCGTTCCCTATGATGTGGACGCCGCGCCCCGCTCGAATGAGGGCCATGCCGCACGCGAACAGTGGAGCGTTGTTCCTACAGATGATAGCGGAGCCGTCCGGGATAGTGGCCGCGTTCCAGGAATGTAACGTTTCGACGTGGCCTTCTTCTGCCCAGTCGGGCCACCGCATGTGCGGGACGCGGCCTTGAACGTAACGGACAACGGCCCTCGGACACCGCATGGAAATGGTGAGGGGCAGCGTTTCCATTTGGAACGTTTCTTTCAGGATGCTCATACTACTTGTATGAGCACCACGAAACGCGTAGATTGCCTGGTTCGGGTCCCCAACGGCAAGGAGCCGGCCGCCGTACAGTTTCTTAATCGTTGCGTGGTTGAGCGGGGACAAGTCTTGCGCCTCGTCCACCATCAGAAGCGGGTACTGGGGAAAGGACCCTCCGAAGAGGGTACTCATGTAGATCTGGTCGTCGAAGTCAATCAGACCCGAGTACGACTCGGCGATGCTCCGCATCAGGATGGCGTCGACCGCTTCAAGTAACATTTCGTCGACGTCACAATCCAAGTCTCGGATGAGACTGTCCTCGAACGTCCCTTCGTGTATGAGACTGGTTCCCATACTATGTGCCTTTTGGGGCACATAGCCGTTCGACTTCGCGAGACGAACCGCCCGCATCAGGCCAGCAAAGATTTCGCGGAGTTCCTTCCGGCGGGATTGGGGAACTGAGTCGATGTAGGCGTTCACGTTGTCGAACGTCTTACTCGTGTTGACGACCAGGCGTTTCCCGGTGGCCTGGCCCCAGGAAGCGTGGCCGACCGAGTTCATGGTCTGGGACTTAACGTGACCGGGCAGGCGTTTGCCCATTTCGTCAGCGATCCGTTTGTTGAAGGCCACTGCAAGGGTAGGGACAAGACTGGCGTTCGAGGCCAGAACGAGGGTGGACGTTTTGGTTGCGCCGGCCAGGGCGTCGACCAAAAGGTTCGCACTTTTTCCCTTCATGAACGCGACGATGAGTTGTTGTTCTTCGGTTGGAGTGAATGTCATAGGTTTCTATCTTTCGGCCTGAGAGTTTCGTTGAGTTCCACCGCGAGAACGAGGCGGTTAAGGGTAAAGGTTAGTCCGTTTCGGACGGCCTGGTTGTAGTGCGTTCTGTAGAGTGGGGACTTTAAGAAGCCGTCCCGGGCCTCCGCGTACTTAGCCTCGCCCAACACGGTCCTAATGATGCGGAAGACCTCGATTTCTTGTTCCTCTTTCAGACCCGGAATGTCCTCGCCGTTAAGGGTTCGGAGGATGATGTCGTCGTAGTAGGTCCGTTGGGCCTGAACGGCCGCGATGAGGAACATGATGGCCGCGTCGCCCGGGTTCATGTCCCCGGCCTCCACAACCAGTTCGCCGGCCCGTTTCCACTTGGCCTCTTCTAACTTTGCGTCCATTACACCGTGTCCTTTCGTAGCTTTGCTATAGTTTGCTCTGCATCGATGAGCGCCCGGGCATAACCTCCGTCATAGGCGTGCCCGAGTTTCCTCTGTTCGTCGGTGGCCTCAGGATCGACAGTGATGTTAATTGTGAGGCTTTGTACGGCCTCAATTGCGGATGCAAGGCCCTCGTTGAAGGCCCGGGCCTGTTCTCTATACCGTTGGATGAGCTTATGCTCATCCTCCGTGAGAATGATCCGACTCCGCGTCGGTGATTTCAGCCTTGGCGCCATGGCGTAATGCCTCCAGAATGATGGAAAGGGTATGGTTGTGAATGCGAAGGGTCCGGGCGACGGAGTGGATGGACCACGTATTTGCCAGGATGCCGATACAGAGGAACAACGTGGTAATCAGGGGAAGGTTCGGTTCGACCGCCTTAAGAAATGCGTGCATCACTTCCTCCGTCGCATGAAGAGGGTGACGCCGAGCGCCGAGCCGATAAAGGCGCAGATGAAGACGGCGAGTAGGTTAAGAAATGCTTGCAATTTCGTTTCCCTCTCGATCCAGCAGGACACAAGAACGTAACGTTCCTGCGTCGATGCATTTCTGTGCTGCCTCGAACAACGAGACGGCCTCATCGAGATTGAGACAGTCCGTTTCTTTGGCAGAGCCGTCTGTGAATGTGTCCTTGATGACGAAGAGTTGCATGGGTTTCACCCTTCCATCAAAGAAACGTTAAGTTCTTCGTTCGACGGGACGCCCTGGAAGTCTCTGACTCCCTTCCACGAAGGTGCGCCGAGGACGTCCTTCAATCCGTACTGAACGAGGCGGCGAACGGCCTCCGGGTCAACCGTCGTATCGTACTCGATAGTGACCTGGAGGGTGATAACGTTGGCGATTTTCATTTATACTTCTCCCAGGCGTGCAGTAGAACCAGCACGCCAACGACTGCGTTAAAGAGGATGATGCAGATGATGCCGGTCATTCAGGCGAAGCCCCTTCTCGTAAGTAGGCCAAGGCCCGCATGTGCATGGCCTCCGCCTCTTTCCAGGTGGAACACCGAGTTTGGTACTCGTACCGGTCGGATGGAAAGATCATAGTCTCGAAGAGGAGCGGCGGGGCAATGCCCCAGCCGTGGTCCGTTCCGAGGAACACGGTGGACACCGTGATGCCGTTCGGGAACTCGTCCCGAAGCACCTGCCGTTCGGCCTTGCCAAACCAGGCTAGCCATTTCGTCATGTTGGGTTCGGGGATGGGCGTGTGCCCATCCTCTCCCCCGAGAACGTAGTTAAGTTTCATTTAGTGCCTCGTTTCTGCGTAGCCGGTAACCGGCTCCCATAAGGAAGCCAGCCAGGCGTCCGCCTCTTCGTTGCCGGGCTGTCCGAGCAAGTCGGACAGGTAATTAGCGGCCTCGCGGCCGTATTCGTTCAAGGCCGAGACCGCCAGGCGGAGCGCCCGCTTGTCTTGTTCAGTCATGTTTAACCCCCCGAGGCTATGCCTCAATCCATCCTGCAGATTTCGTAGGTGCCGTCTTCCTGGGTGATACTGACCCAAGCACAGTCGTAAATGCGGATCGTTTCCTTGCCGTGCAGCACGCCTTCGGCGACGAGGTGCATGACCGGGTCGCCCGGGTAACGCAACCCCTGGGGCGTGACGGTGAACCGGAGGGACGTTGGGTCCCAACCGCCTCCATGAGCGTAACGTTCCTGGAACTGTTCCTTTGCCGGCCGGGGATCAGCGTTGTCGAGGAACTTCGGGAGGAAACCGAGCATTTCGTGAGTGGCCCGGGGGTGTTTCAGTTGGTACACGACCGGGGACTCGGGTTCCGGGAACTCCGGTACGTAGTCGTTGAGATTGATGTAGAAGGACATTTCGTTACCTTTCGATGGGTTCCGGGTCTTCGCCCTCCCACGAAGAAAGGACGTCGGAGAGAGCTTCCAGCTCCTCCATTAAAGCGTAGGCCGGGGCTTCGTATTCCGGTCCGGTGGAAGACTCGTAGAGCGCCCGGGCGTCCGAATGGAGATCGTCGACCTTGGAGCGAAGCTCACAAATGATCCCCTGGATCACGCGGTATGCCGACATGACTTCTAGGAATGACTTAGTTGCCATTGGCGTGCCCTTGGATGAGACCGAAGTCCAGGCCGATGATCCGGGCGGCCGCGCGCATCTTCGCCAGAGTCGGTTTGTGAGTGACCTTCTGCGCCCAGTTTTCCAAGGTGTGGGGGTGCGGGCCGCACCGGCCGTGAATGTCCTCGAAGGACATGCCTGAGTTGCGGATGGCCGACATAAGATCATCCCTCAGATCTTCGTACGCGCCGAGCCGATCGGCCTCGAGTTTGTTTTGGAGCCGAAGCGCCTCCCGTTCCTTCCGGATTTTCTCCTTGCGTTTCTCGGCGTTGGCTTGATGCTCCTTCAGATCCTGGAGGTGTTGCTCGGCAGTTTTGATTTCGGCCATCTGGCCCTCCTGCTACGTTGGGGCGGGATTGCCCCAAGTCGTATGGATAACCAGCCGGGGCAAACGCCCGGCTGGTTAACCTTACGGCTTAAAGAAGCTTCCCTTGTTCGAGGAGCAGCTCGGCGGCCGTCTGTGCCGCTGCGCGACGGCACCGGGCAACGTATTCGTGGTAGGACTCGAGGTCGAGGTCCTGTTCCTCGTTGCGGATGGCCCCGTGCCTTTCACGGAACCGGGCTGCCCGTTCTTCCGTGAGGAAGGCGTCTGCGAACCAGAACCAGTCGAAATCCGGGAACCGGACGGCGTTAGTGACAGTGACGAGCGTTTGCCTGCCGAAGCGCGCGTAGAACATTTTCCGTTCTTCCTCGCACGCCCCGGCCGCCCGGAGATCGTTAAGTGTTATGTAGAAGGCGGTCATTTACTCGCCTTTCGGGAACGAGACGGTGATGGACTCGAGCGTACCGCTGCCTTGTGTGGTACGCATTTCCTCGAGCCGTCGGTCGACCAGCTGGCCGAGGGCGGTGCCCAAGGTGTCGTGACCGTCGCCGAAAATCGCCTCCCGTTCGATGCGAGTCACCTTGAAGGCAACTTCAGCTTCAGTGGCATAAGCCCTGCTTTTCGGTGTCATTTAGCATTCCTTTATGGGGCGGTATGCCCCGGACTCATCAGGCGACGCATAACGCCGCTATGAGGGCGAGGCTCGCCCTCATTTCGTCCTAGCCTTCCGTCTTGATGTAACGGCCCATGTGGTCTTCCTCGTACCGCTGGCCTTTGCCGAGGCCGGTACCGATACCATGTGCCTTGAATGACGCCGGGGACATGATGGCCCAGGGGCCACTTCGCGTCCTGGCGTCATAGAACGCGCCGGAAAGAGGGACGCCGAAATCGTCCTTTTTGGGCGGGCGCCCGGTCCAATAAACTTCACGCATCTTGTTTTTTCTCCCAGGAAAAGTGACGAAGTGTAACGGTGGGTTGGCGGGGACGTTCCTGACGTTTCGCCAGCATTTTGAGGGCGATGTATTCGGCCTCGGTGATGTGGACGGAGTAATGTGACTGGTTGCGGTTGCGGAGGGACATAATTTGTCCCAACGCGCCTTTGGCAACGTTACGCCGGGCCATTACGGCCTCCGTATGGTATGGACGACGGCTAGAACGAATAGGCCGACAATGAGGAAGGCGAAGAACTTGGTCGCCTCGTATATCATGAGTTCTGGTTCTTGCATGGCGGGAACGTTCCTTAGAAGTCGATGAGGTCAGAGTCTTTGGGCGGCGCCCAGACCCCGACACGTTGCAGTTTGCCGTTGGCGATGGCCTCTTGAATTAGGAGGTCGTCTGGGTCCGCTACGACTACGTGCGGCCGGGGCGCTTGGCCCTTGGCGTTACGTTCGGTGTAGGTACGGAGCAGCTTGAGGTTTTCTCCGAGCTTGCCTGAGACGTTGGCCGGGCTGAAATTGAACCGAGTGCCGTTGTCCAGGCGAGCGAGGAAGAGGTTGGACTTGACGTCGAAGCTCACTGTTATGGTGAGCTGCGGAGCCTCGTCAAGGTCGTCCGATCCGTTACGCACTGACGTATTGCCCACGCTCGAGCGGCCTGGCACGCATGCCCGGCCCTACCATCCACGTCGGACGCCAACCCGACTGGGTCGTCGTCTGCCAGTGATCGCCGTTCGAGTTCAAGGTCCGCACGACCGGGCTGATCGGCCCATCAATCGCCTTGATGATCGTCATTCCTGTATTCCTTGTCTCCTGGTCAGCTAAGAGACTGGCTGACAGGGAATTATGGCATATGGGAATGCAGGTGTCAAGGCATTAATGCATTCCGGTAACGAAAAGATAAGGGAACGCCCTCAACTCGTTCTCCTTTGCGAGTTGGGGGCGGAGCCCCTAGAACACTATCATAAGGTAATATTTACGTTCCTGTTCGTCAAAGTGAATGTCGGTGCCGGGAAGCCGGGCCTCATTGGCAAGGTAAGCTGCCATGACTTCGAGGGAAATTCCGGTGCGGTCCGAGGCTTCTTTAGGTGTGAATATTTCGTAGGAGCTGTATGTTTTTTTGAGTTTGCGGAGCATGTTGCCTCGTTTGGCACGCGCTCGGTTTTTGGCCGCTTGTTGCTCCTCGAACGTGACCGGGCGCGCTTGTATCGTGTTGGTTAGCCTTTCTATTTCTTCCGGTGGGAGTTTCTCACCTATAATTTCTAGTATATTTCCTTTAGCTTCCTCATACCATTCGGCGAGGAGGTTTATTTCCTCCTGCGTTCTGTTCGGGTCGTTAATGCAGTTTTCAAACTGCATTATATCGCCGCCCCTGATCGAGGCAATAGTTTGTTCCCTGGTGAGCATTGGCATTATTCGGACTCCGTACGGCGTAATCGCCAATGGCATTCAATACGTAACCATAAAAGCTGTCAACTCACAATTCGCTGAACGGATAGCACTACGGATACGGATACGGGTATGGTATGGCTCTATCCCCCGGGGATACGTACATACCCATGAGTCGTAAGGTCTATCCTTGGGGGCTATCCTCTTTCTACTACTATATGAAAAAAAAAAAAAAAAAAAAAAATTAAGAGATTTGACTTAAAGAACATGCTGGTGGTTAGTATTGGGGGCCTCTACGCTGTCGTTTTCCGTAACCGTAACCGAAACCGTAGATATGCAGTTCTGGCTTTTATGGTTACGTATTGGTTACGGTTAACGGATGCGGTTCTAGGCTAAAGGCTCATGGCGTAGACTCTAGGCTAAAGGCTCGAGTAGCATCACGGTATGATATAAAAATAAAAAAAATGGGGGAGCCTAAGCTCCCCCATTCTTCTAGACAGTCTCGTCTTCGTCTTCGTCTTCCGACTCGTCTTCGTCTTCCGACTCGTCTTCGGACTCTTCGTCTTCCGACTCGTCCTCGTCCAGATCGACCAGGATGTCGATATCGTCCTCTTCACCCTTTTCCTTCAGGCGTTCGAGGTATTCGACTGCCTCTTCGCGCAAGCGGTCGGCGTGATCGGCCAGCCGCTTCTTCAAATACTTCACGCGATACGTTGAGTCGAATTCCGTACGAGTCACGCCGTGCGCCGCGAGCAGTTTCGCGATGTTCTTCGTGATTTCGTCGTTGGCGAGGCGCTTCATTTCGCGCATCACCGGGTCGGTCGTACGGCCAAGGCCGCCCGTCCGGCGCTTTTCGACTTCGCCACGTTCCCAACGGTCAGTCAGGTCGGTGAAGTAATCGTCCAGCTTCTTCTGGTCGACTTCATCTCCCTTCTTGAACAGTGCGCCCAACGGGTCATTCGCGCCGCGTTGGATGCCTTTGTCCAAAAGGAAAGTCAGCGTGTCCGCGTGCAGTTTGGACACGTCCACAATCCGTTCGTGACCGCGCAGTTTAACCGCGACAGTCTCCGGCATGAGGACCATGACTTCGTACTTTTGTTCGTTAGACATGATAGGACTCCCGGCAGACATGATTGCGTCCGTCGCGCGCGGTCTGCCGGCGCGGCGAGGGACGTGATTTGAATGTCAAAGACCCGGGCGCGAACCGCCCGCCGGAAACCGGACTCTCATTAAGACCTAGACCGACGGCTTAAGCCAATCACGTTTTCGTGAACGCCCGGTCACAACATTAGCTTGACACAGGGCCGATCGTCTGGGCGCGCGGCGACCGCGACTCTAGGCTTGTGACTGTGGCAGAAATATCACAGGATGTTTAAGCTCCGCCCACCCGGACAACCACACGCGAGGCCACCCACCCCCGGCGAGTACCCCGCCTCGCGCACGGCGAGGTTTTGATGGAACGTGCCTGGTGGTAAGGGACCATACCAATACCTACAAACCTCTTCTGGGCGTCGCCCATACCATTGACGCGAGGCTTCGCCTCTGCTAGCGTGCTAACGCACTCTATCCACCACCTAACGCCCGGCCAATGCCAAATCTCCTCGACGGAATTGAACTCAGTGAGCTACGCGGGCGCAAACAAAGGGCGTTATCCGCGGAGCCCGTCCGGCCGCTTACAGAGGCGGACCTCGCCGTCCTAACGTCCCGGGAACGCGGAGTCCAACCCCGGCCGATTATGAGGATACGGGATCGTCACCACGCGATTGCAAGGATGGTGGCGAACGGCATGTCTAACGGCCAGATCTCCCTCATCTCCGGCATGGACCCCAGTCGCATCTCGGTCCTCCGCTCCGACCCCACGTTTAAGGAACTCGTTGCGGACTATAAGACGATTGACGACGGGCTCCAGGCCGAATTTATGGAGCGGGCGACCACGCTTACGCTTACTGCCATGGAGTCTATTCAGGACGATCTGGAAGATCCCCAACGGGAAATGCCGACTTCGACCAAGCTCGAAATCGCCAAGTTCGGTTCGGATCGTATCGGTCACGGCCCCGTCACGAAGACTAGTAACGTTAACGTCAACGTGGAGTTGGCAACGCGGATCAGTACCGCACGGAAACGTGCCCAACTCGACGTCGTGGATGCAGAGTTTACCCAGGTCGCCCCCGGCTCGTCACCTAACGCCTCCGGCTCGTCACGTAACGTTCCCGACCTGCCCCCGGCTCGTAACGTTTCAGTAACGGCGGAGGAAGGGCACGCGCAGCGTCGAGCCATTTCGGAAACCGAAACGGTTGAGGCCCCGGGCTTCGCCCGGCCGGGCGAGAAACCCGAATGAGCGTAGAGGAAGATCTTCTCGAGGATCTCGGGCGTCTGTCTAACAGACCCTATGACTTTGTCATGTGGGCGTTTCCGTGGGGCGAGCCCTTCACCGAACTCGAAGATCAGGACGGCCCGGATGTCTGGCAGAGGCAAGCTCTGCTCGATCTGCAAGCCGAACTGCTTGCAAACGGCGACGTTCTGGACATGTCCACTATTCGAAGTGGACATGGTGTTGGGAAATCCGCCTGGTTCGCCTGGGTGATACTCTGGGCGATTAGCACTCGGGAGTATACTCGTGGCCGCGTCACCGCGAATACCAAAGAACAACTCATGCGAGTCCTCTGGGGCGAACTTGCAAAGTGGCACGGATTGTTTCTTGCGAAACACCTTTTCAAAGTCACGGCCACCGCCATCTTCGCAACACAGGACGAAAAGAGATGGAGGATTGACGCTATTCCTTGGAGTGAGGATAACCCCGAGGCCTTCGCCGGCCTCCACAATTACGGAG